CTTAACTCTTTACTTATCTTCTTGCCAAACTCTAGCCCAGGGGCATCACCATCTGCCAATACAATTACTGTATCAAAATCATCTAGGATTCTTGTATAGAAAGGCTTCCAGTTGTTTGCACCTGGAATACCTACGGCTGGATGGCTTGTCTTAACGCTGACTGTTATGCAGTCTATCTCTCCTTCTGTCACACAGATATAATCTGATGCAGTAAGTACTACCTGTGCGTTAAACATACTGGTCTTAGCACCTGGCATACCCATATACTTTGGGTCTGCTCCATTCATTGCTCTGAACCGCATATCTACCACGCCTGATGGCGTGATGTATGGGATGACTAGCCTATCCATATACTGTTCATGACCTGGAAGAGCGTCCTTTACTACTCCCAGATGAAAGCGCTGAGCCTCTTCTACCGAGAGATTGCGTGTTGCTAGATACTCTGCTGCTGTATGTATTTGACTTGCGTACTTGTTCGTCGCCTGCAAGAGAAATTGTCTGTGCGAATTTGATAGCCTCACGATATGTACCTCCTTGCTTCTCAATAATTAAATCATACACGTCACCACCTACACCACAGCCATGACATTTGAATCTGTTCTCTTCAAAGTTAATACCTGCGGAGGCATTGCTATCGTCATGAAACGGGCATTTGATTTTGCGCCAACCGTGTCCCTCTGCTGGCACGGTTGCGCCAATGTATCTTAAGTAATCTGCAATACTATGCTTCGCGTCCACGCATAGCATCCTTTATTAAAGCCAACCATACTTTGGCTGGCAGAGTGCAATACCATTCATCAACATCTTTAGTTCCTTTTTTCTTATGTAGGACAACACCTGTCCAACCTTGGTCGTTAATCATTTCTACTTCTAGTTCTTTTAGCCAAGTGCTAAGGTCTAACTTAACGTGGTTCTTAACTTCAATTGTTACGCCATTGACTCCTGCTATATCACCTCTGTCGAGATGACTGCCTGCTAGTCTGCGTTCTGCATATGGAAATCCATTTGCTTTTAACCAGTTAACTGCTGGGATTTCTCCGCCTTGTGTACCTTTACGCTTGGCTGCACTACTCATTCTTTATCTTTTTCCGTAACCGTAGCGACATTCCAGCCATTAGTCGCGCCTTTATTGGCGCGTTCTGCTGCAATTTCAAGACTAGATGCACGGATAACTTTTACCTTAGTTTTATCATAAATGATTTCATACTTTGGCATTACATAATTCCTTCTTGTTGGTATCTAACGGGTACATCTTCTAAGTACATAGATTCTGGGTCGAACGAGAGACTAACATAGTTACTACCTGTCTGGTCTGCTCGCCCGTATCTGTTCTTAACTGGGGCTACACATAGATATGTGTCATCCCCTTGCTTCATCTGACCAATTGTAAGAACCATTGCGGGAATCTGATTCACGTATGGTGTAGCACTAGCACTGCTGCGTTAGTATCTCTGGCTAAGTACTTGAGTTCTTTCATAACGGCACGCATTGCACCGAACTCATCATACCCATCCATCGCTACATCCATAAGATTGTCTACAACAATAAGCGTTGGACTCTTACCCCATACCGTTTCAAAGGCTGAGACTTCATCATCTAAGTCTTTAAGTGTAGGGCTGGATTCAAACGACCAGAACAAGTGATTGTTTAGTTGTAGTATTTCATGTGATTTTGTTGGATTGTTTTTAAGTAATTGTTCTGCTGCTGCCTGAGTCATCTTGCCTGTCATGGCAATCAAACGCATAGCCATAGTATGTGCATTGGTATCTGCTGAAAAGTAAAGTGTAGGATGTTTTGTTTTTGCAGCGATAGCCAATGCTACTGATGACTTGCCTGCACCTGGAGTGCCTGCAACTACAGTTACTTCTGCTCGGCGCAGAATAATTCCTGCCCGTTCAAACGCCGCAAAAGCGGGTGGCAATGGTTCGCCACCCACCTCTGCTTTGTTTATAGAGCGTCTAAGTGTTTTCACTTAATCTGTTCTGGAACAAATGTGTTCCACTCTGGTGACTGAACCACAACATATTGGTTCTTGCACTTATCAAATGCACCCTTTGGTGCTGGACAGAAGTAACCCTTGTAAGGCTTACCGTCTTTACCCATACCTTGGATTGCTGTCATCTTACCGTGTGCGCAACCGCGCCCACCAATAGATGGTACTGGTGCTGGTTGTGTATATTCTTGGGCAGGATATGTTGTTCCTGTTTCAATGATGTTTCCACCTAATGCTGCTGCAACTGACTGAACTGATGGTGCTGTTGTTGGTGCTGGCGCACTACGAACTGCTGACTCTAGTTCCTGTGCTGCTGATGCGATTGCATGTACTGATAGTGCAACGATGTTATCTAGTTCCTCTCCGCTTTCTGCGCGGACTGTTACTAGAGAACCTGCTGCTGTCTTTACTGTGATACTGATGGGTGCTTCTGTGCTAGGCACTATCTTCTCCTTGCTCGAATGGAGTAGCCAAACCTTTTTGGTCTCGCCACTTTCTTACTTTCATTGCAAACTGTACACCTTTCCATCCTTCTTTGATGTCAATCCATACTAGTTTGCATGTTCCTGTCCCTGCTGGGGCATGAACAATAATTGCTTTTTCTTTATTAATATCGCCCCACGTACCGCGGGTTCCCGTATCAATCATGTACGGGGACCCGTTGGCATAGATTGCTAACTGCATAGCAATATTATTTGGGTGGTCAATGCGACCTGTCTTAAGGTCTGCAATGAATCGCTCACCTTTGTACTCAACAACTCTATCTGGTGTGCCTGCAATTTTATACTTGTCTAGCACTGTGAATTGCTCAATGTAAATCTTAGTAAGAATCTTTGTTGCTGCTTCATAGGCTTTGATGTCGCCCATCCACTGCTCTGGGAATGTACCTAATTCTAAACCTAAGTCTAGTTTTTCTGTTAGTGCGTGGATTGCTGTGCCGATAGTGGCTGCCTTGCTAGCACCCGCTACCTCCATTGCTTCTTCAATGTATGCATTAACTAACTTGTTGTTATCTGCTGCTACACCAATGGCTAATAATATATCTGGTCTACTTGTTAATCCGATTGCTGCCATACGCATCTTCCATGCGGTCAATGCAGAGGCATCATCTAGACTGTTAGCAATAGTTGTTGCACGAGTATAAGCAACTGCTTTGCCACCTGTAGGTGGAACAACTAATGGTCGTCCGTATCTATCTCTTTCTATTTCTACTGGCATTTCTCTCCCTATTGTATGGTGCCCCGTGTTCGCAGATGGCGGGGCCACCCATCTCCAAGTCTAACACATAGTAGAAATGGAAAAACACCTATGTGTTAGATAGCGAGGACTGATAGTGGTAGAGATGATTAGTCTCTCTCAACTTCGAGAACACGTACATCTTGGTCATGAACATCAAGGTTGTAGCCCGAGACCTCAATGTTGTCATTAACAATATCTTCTGCTTCTTCCCGCGAAGATGCTTCAATATTGGTGACTGTAACTGTAATCTCTACAGTTGCTGACCAGGTTGTTTGTAGTTCATCTGAGCCGATTGATGTGAGCAATGCGTTTACGCTATCGCGGTCAACGCTTGCCTCATCACCACCATCTTCAAATACTTCCGTAAAGAACTCGCGTACATGTGAACGGATTGACGCTAGTTTTCTATACGATTCTTGTGCTTCTGTTTGCATTGATTGTGATTTGCTTTTGTATAAAGTTTCTCTCTGGATTAGTTCTTTGAGTGATTCTTCTGTGAAGTTGTAGGTTGTTCCATCTACTGTGATTGGATTTAAGTACATGATTCTCCTTAGATTGAGAGTAGTTCTAGTGCACGTAGTTTAATACCATCATTGCGCCCTGCTAGGGTAGCAATGCTAGCATCTTTTTGAGAGTAATGGTCAGCGTATTCTACAACTGCTTGCCATAAACCAAACTCTGTATGACGGATGTTCTCTTGCGTTGGGCTATCTGAGTAGATAGCAAATGCTTTCTGCCGTGCATTGAGGGCACGGGACTTAGCGTTCTTCTCACCTTTGCTGAGTAGATGCATAGGTGATTGCTCAATCTTGGTTGGCAATGCCCATACTTTCTTGAAGTATGCAGTTGCTTTGGCAATGTCTGACTCACGCTGGATAAGATGGTTAGCCAGGTTGCTATACATATCAATGCTTGAGTAGGTTAGGTCAAGTAAGTTTCGCATGTCAGATACTGATAGCACTGCGTTTTGAGTATGACGCAGGGTATAGGTATGTGCTTTGTTCTTGGCTCTAAAGATACGATTGATTTGGTTGGCGCAAAACAATCGCTCAATGATAGGTCGTACTACTACTGATGATGAACCATCATGACTAGTCTTGGCTAGTAAGAAGGAAGCATGTGGGTCGCCCTTGATTTCCATTTCTCTTGGTAATGACATGAGCATCCATACTTTTGCTCCGCCATCATACTCACCTGCTGCTGCATAGCGAGCCTCTCCTGAATCAATCAATCCATCTAGTGA